CAGGAAACCCTGCGAAAAGAGCAGGAAGCCAGCCGGGACCTGGCTGAGCTTTTCAAAGCCCGCCTTCTTGATGAAAAAGAGTACCAGGCCGCACGAATAACGCTGGCCAGAGATACTGCGAAAGAGCTGCTGCAGGCGCATGCCGATGAAATCGCTGCGCCGGCACTGGATATCGCCGGCGAAGTTGATCCACTGGTCTCGCTGCGCAATCAGCTTGCGCAGCGGCAGGCATTGCTGCAGGCGTACTACCAGGGCAGCGCGATCAGCAAAGAACAGTACGAAATGCTTATGCAGAAGGCGACGAAAGAATCCGCCGATGCGCAGTATCAGACGTCACTGGAGTTATACCGATCACAGGGAGAATTCCAGAGCCTGGCCGTCGGGTTATTTGAAACGGCCCATGAGCGCTCAAGCAACTTCCTGACGAGCATGCTGACGCGGACGAGAAGCTTTAAGGAGAACATGGCTGACCTGTTTTCCTCGCTCACGCAGTCGATCATAAAAAACCTCGTTGATATCGCCGCTCAGGCGCTGGTCACCAGTTCCGTCATGCAAACCATTATGGGCGTGGTGGGCGTCGGGACCAGCGTTGTCACGGGCGCTGCGGGCGCAGGCTCGGGGACGGCGATCCAGAATGCCGCCAGTAACTTCCAGTTCAACGCCAAAGGCGGCGTTTACGACTCACCGTCGCTGAGCGCATACAGCAACCAGGTCTACGACTCTCCGCAGTTCTTCGCTTTCGCAAAAGGGGCCGGCGTATTTGGCGAGGCCGGGCCGGAGGCCATCATGCCGCTGACGCGTGCCGGCGATGGTTCGCTGGGTGTACGCGCTGTCGGTGGTGTTCAGAACGCCGGCGCGTCGGAAGGGCCAAAAGTCTATATCACGATTGAAGGCGGAAACACCTCAACGCAGGCGCCGTCTGGTTTTGAGCAGTTTGGCCAGCAGATCGGCTCGTTTGTGGAGAAAAAATACAGGGAGCTGATGGCGCAGGATATGCGCCCTGGCGGGATGGTCTGGAATGCAGTTAAAGGGCAACGTTGATGGCTATTGAGATATTCACCTGGAGTCCGCGGGTTAATCCCCAGCAGACCGTTAACTTTCGTGTCCGGAAGGCGCAGTTCGGTGACGGGTATGCGCAGGTATCCGGCGATGGTATTAACACCCGATCACAGGACTGGGAGCTGAGTTTTGTCGGTACGGAGGACTATATCCGTCCGATTAAGCAGTTCTTCGACCGTCATGCCGGTACCCGCGCGTTTCAGTGGACACCGCCTCTGGAAGAGGTGGGGCTTTACCGCTGCGAACAATACAAACCGGTGCCGCTGGGCGGCGGAAATTACTCACTTTCAGCCACTTTTATTCAGGCATTTAAACCATGAGCCTTAACGCGAATTATCAGAAGTTAGAGCCAGGCGATGAGGTTCGTCTCCTGGAGATCGATGGCCAGGCGTTTGGCCTGGATGAGGTTTTGTATTTCCACGGCTATAACGTTCCCCATACTGCAGCCGAAATCCTCGCCGCTGGCGGCGACCTGGATAAGCTGCCGGCGAAAAGCATCTGGTGGCAGGGGCGGGAGTATAAAGCCTGGCCATGTGAAATCGAAGGGATCGAGTCCTCCACCACGGGCAGTGACGCGCAGCCAACGCTGCGGGTAGGGAACATCGACGGGAAGATATCCGCGCTCTGTCTTCATTACGACGATCTGGCTCTGGCGCGGGTTGTCATCCACGACACGCAAAAACAGTATCTCGATGCGAAGAACTTTCCGGACGGGAATGCCTCAGCTGATCCGACTCAGGAGAAACGGCGCCTTTTCTTCATTGACGTAAAGCATTATGAAGACGATGAGAAGGTGGAATTTACTCTCTCCAGCCCGTTTGCCCTGCAGGGGATGATGATCCCCACTCGCCAGCTGCATGCGATTTGCACCTGGTGTATCCGCAATCAGTACCGCAGTGGTAACGGGTGCGACTATGCCGGCACCCGGTATTTTGACAGGAACAATCAGCCAGTTGATGACCCGTCGCAGGATGTCTGCAACGGAACGCTCACGGCCTGCAAATTACGTCATGGTGAGAATAGTGAACTGCCGTTTGGCGGGTTCCCCGGCACCTCATTAATCAGGAGCTGATATGCGTCAGAAAACGATTAAGGCCATCCAGGAACATGCGGCCGCAGAATATCCGCGCGAGGCCTGCGGCCTCGTCGCCCAGAGGGGCCGAGCGGAGCGTTATTTCCCCTGCCGGAACCTGGCCACAGAGTCGAAAGATAATTTTGTGCTGGCGCCGGAGGATTATGCGGAGGTTGAGGAATGGGGAACGATCACCGGTATTGTTCACAGCCATCCTGATGCCACCACCCAGCCGAGCGAACTGGATAAAGCGCAATGCGACGCGACCCTTCTCCCCTGGCATATTATCAGCTGGCCAGAAGGCGATCTCCGTACCATCCACCCGCGTGGTGAGTTGCCGCTCCTCGAACGACCATTCGTGCTGGGCCACTACGATTGCTGGGGCCTGGTGATGAGCTATTTTCGGCAAACCCACGGCATCGAGCTGCACGATTACCGCGTCGATTATCCGTGGTGGGAAAAGGAGTATCCGGACAATTTTTATCAGGACTGCTGGTATGAATGCGGGTTCCGTGAGTTTGATGGTCCACCGCAACCGGGTGATATGGTGATCATGCAGGTGCAGGCGGATAAGTGGAACCACGCCGGGATTCTGCTGGAAGGGAACCTGCTGCTGCATCACCTGTATGGCCATCTCAGCAAGCGCGTGCCGTATGGTGGGTACTGGATGGAAAGGACGATGAAGGTCGTTCGGTATAAGTCTCTATGTTAATATTTCGTCTTCTTTAAAAGGAGATGAATTAGTGAAAATTATTTTAGCATTGCCGATTATTATCGGGGCATTCATTCTGACTGGTTGTAAGTCACCGTCGGAAGTCCGTCAGAGTGGTCCGGAAGAAATATTTCATTCGAATAAGAATGTGAATGATGTTTCTGAGTGCATTTTATCAGGCTGGCAGGAAAAAAGTTTTCTAACAGGACCTGTCCCGGTATATATTCAGCCTTATAAAAACGGTAAGACTATCTATATAGACGTATATACTTGGGTTGCAGATGTGATTCCTGACCAAGATGGGAAAAGTAAAGTTATTTACTTCTCTCAAAATGCCAGAAGAAGCGCTGAAATGAAATCGGTGATCAAATCATGCATATAAAAAAGGTGTGGTTTTATGATTACAGTTCAGGAGTCAATGGTTAATATTGAGCTGAGCGGTGAATTAGGAAAGCGATTTGGTAAAAAACATAAGCGCCTAGTAGCCACTACAAATGAAGCTATTCAGGCGCTTTGCTGTACGATCAGTGGCTTTGAAATGTTCATGAATAAAGCGAAAGAACGAGGATTGACTTTTGCGATATTCAAGAACGGGAAAAATATAGGGCTAAATGATTTTTCTTATCCTGTTAATGATGAAACTATAAAAATAGTCCCTGTTGTTATTGGCAGTAAAAAAGCAGGGGTATTGCAGACTATCCTTGGCGCAGTAATCATAGCTGCTGCCGTTATGCTTGGACCTGCCGGCGCCGGTGCTTTAGCCGCAGGCACTGCGTGGAATGTCGGGTTGGCTGGCGGCGCCATGATGCTCGGCGGCGTCGTTCAGATGCTTTCCCCACAGCCAGCAGGCCTAGCACGAAAAGAATCCGCTGACAATAAAGCGTCCTACGCCTTTGGGGGAGTGACGAACACTGCCTCTCAGGGATACCCAGTCCCTTTGCTTTATGGCAAACGCCGAATTGGCGGAGCCATTATATCTGCCGGTATTTACGTAGAAGACCAGCAATAAGTTTTATTCAGTAAACCATCCAATTCAGGCCACCTTGCGGTGGCTTTTTTTATGGGCGTAATATGGCAAATAACATAATTAAAGGGCGCAAGGGTGGCGGCTCAAAGCAGCGTACACCGACGGAACAGCCGGATGATTTACAGTCCGTTGCGAAAGCCAAAATTCTGCTCGCATTAGGTGAGGGTGAATTTGCAGGTGGTTTAACCGGGAAAGATATTTATCTTGATGGCACCCCGCTTGAAAATGCTGATGGTTCGCAAAACTTCAGTGGCGTGTCCTGGGAATTTCGACCCGGCACGCAGGCTCAGACTTATATTCAGGGTATTCCCGGCACTGAAAATGAAATCAGTGTGGGAACGGAAGTTTCCAGCAAGACAGCCTGGACCCATACCTTTACTAATACCCAGCTTTCTGCCGTTCGTGTCCGCCTGAAATGGCCGTCCCTGATGAAACAGGAAGATGACGGCGACGTGGTGGGCAATACCGTCAGGTATGCGATTGACCTGCAGACCGACGGTGGCGCCTGGCAGACGGTGCTGGAAACCGCTGTCACGGGTAAAACCACCTCCGGTTATGAGCGGAGCCATCGTATTGATCTGCCCCATGCCGGCAGTACCTGGACGCTACGCCTGCGTAAAATCTCTCCGGATGCAAACAGTGTCAAAACTGGCGACGTGATGACGCTGCAGAGCTATACCGAAGTGATTGACGCGAAGCTGCGTTATCCCAACACCGCGCTGCTTTATATCGAGTTCGACTCCAGCCAGTTTAATGGCTCCATTCCGCAAATTTCCTGTGAGCCGCGTGGGCGCGTGATTCGTGTGCCGGATAACTACAATCCGGAAACCCGCGAATATACCGGCGTCTGGACCGGCGGGTTTAAATGGGCCTGGACGGATAACCCGGCCTGGATCTATTACGACATTGTTACAGCTGACCGTTTTGGTCTCGGTAATCGTCTGAGCAGCGCCAATATTTCGAAATGGACGCTGTACCAGATTGCACAGTACTGCGATCAGCTGGTTCCTGACGGGCGCGGTGGTGACGGCATGGAGCCGCGCTATACCTGTAACGTCTACGTCCAGGAACGCAACGATGCTTACACCGTGCTGCGAGACTTTGCCGCCATTTTCCGGGGCATGACTTGCTGGAACGGTGAGCAGATTGTTGTGCAGGCTGATATGCCGCGTGATGTCGATTTTACCTATACGCGCGCCAATATTGTCGGCAAACCCCGTTATTCGAGCAGCAGCAGCCAGGTTCGGTACACCAACGCCCTGGTTTCCTGGTCTGATCCGGATAATGCTTATGCTGATGCAATGGAGCCGGCGTTTATCCCGGAACTGGTTTCCCGCTACAGTTTTAACCAGCTCGAAATGACCGCGATTGGCTGTACGCGCCAGAGCGAAGCCCACCGTAAGGGGCTGTGGGGCATACTGACCAACAACAAAGACCGGGTCGTTGAGTTTGATGTGGGGCTGGACGGTCGCATTCCTCAACCCGGTTATATCATTGCCCTGGCGGATGAGTTGCTGGCCGGACGGGTCAACGGCGGGCGGATCAGCGCGGTGAATGGCCGGGTGATTACGCTGGATCGTGATGTGGATGCCAAACCTGGCGACCGCCTCCAGCTAAACCTGCCATCCGGGATCTCACAGAGCCGGACCATCCAGGCCGTTAACGGACGCCGGCAGATTACGGTCACAACGGCGTACAGTGAGACGCCAGAACGGGAATGCGTCTGGGCCGTAGAATCTGATGACCTCTTCCTGCAGCAGTACCGGGTTACAGGGGTAAAAGAGAACAGCGATGCCACCCTCACGATCACCGGCGTGGCACATGACCCGGATAAATTCCCCCGCATCGATACCGGCGCTATTATCGACCAGCGCCCGGTTAGCGTATTGCCGGCGGGCAACCAGTCACCTCCTGACGATATTGTCATCACATCCCGCTCGGTCGTGAATCAGGGGATCAGCGTCGAAACGATGCAGGTTAACTGGTCAGCGGTCAGCGGTGCTATTGCCTACGAGGCGCAGTGGCGCCGTAACGACGGGAACTGGATTAATGTACCGCGCAGCTCGACCACCTCGTTTGAGGTCAGCGGCATTTATGCCGGTCGTTACCTGGTTCGCGTCCGCGCGATCAATGCGGCGGAGATTTCGAGCGGGTGGGCGTATTCCGAAGAGAAAACCCTGACCGGCAAGGTCGGCGAGCCGCTGGCACCGCTGGCACTGGCAACCCGTTCGCTGGTTCATGGGGTCCAGGTTAGCTGGGAGTTCCCGACCGGCTCCGGGGATACGCTGCGCACGGAACTGCAGTACAGCAAAAATCAGGACGGCAGTGCGCCGATGCCGTTATCAGACGTGGCCTATCCGGGGAAAAGCTATCAGCAGATGGGCCTCAGTATGGGCGCAGAATTCTGGTATCGGGCGCGCCTTGTGGATCGTCTTGGCAATGAAAGCCCGTGGACCGGCTGGGTCCAGGGGATGGCCAGCGATAACTTTGATGACTATTACGAAAACCTGACCGACGCTATCAAGGATACGGCTGCCTGGGAGGAAACGCAGCGCACCATTAGCGAAACGCAGGAAGGTATCCGCAATACGCAGCAGGAACTGGAGCAGACCGCTGAAGCTCTGCGTAAGGAAGCCGAAGACCAGGCGAAGCAGGTCAGCCAGGATATTGATGCATCGGCGAAAAGCATCACTGCTGATGTTGACGGGAAGATCTCCGCCGTGAATAAAACCATCACGGATGAGATCACCTCGGTCAATGAGGCTCTCGATTCTGGTCTGGCTCAGGCAAACAAAGGCGTTCAGGAGGCAAAATCCGCCGTCGCAGATGCGAACAAGCAGATCGCAACTGTGAATAAGTCGCTGACCGACAGCATCACCCAGGTAAGACAGTCAGTCACTGATACCGCTGCGGAAATCAACGCCACCATCGACCTGGAGATTGCCAGGGTCAGCAAAACGCTGGCCGATGGCGATGCCGCATTGAATGCGCAGATAAAGACTGCCGAAAATGGCCTGAAGCAGTCGCTGTCTCAGGTCAACACCACGCTGACCAGTGCGGTGAGGCAGGAGACCGCGGATCGTATCGCCGATGTTAACGCGAAGGCGTCACAGGCCGCTGATGAACTGCTGGCGGCAACGCAGGGGATTGAGGCGAGTATCGAGAGCCTGACTCAGGTGATGAAGACCGCCGATGAAAATCTGGCGCGGGAAATGTCCAGCCTCGCTGCCGGCGCTAATATCCAGTTCGACTCGCAGGTTATCTGGCATTTCAACAATCAGACGACCGAGGGCTGGACCGGCAGCGCCGGCGTACCGGGTGTGTCACAGGATGGCTGGTTACGCCCGGCGGACAGCGCCACCGATCCGTACATTACCTCTCCTGGCGGGCTGGCTGTCGATGGTGCGGCGTACCGTTTCATCATGCTGCGCTTTCGTAAAACCGGCAAACCCGTCTGGGCGGGTGAGATCCGCTGGGTGTCTGCCGGCGAAAACTTCAATAACACGAAGCGATACATTGTTGCTGAGCCGGAATATGCCGATGGGGTGGCAACCCTGACGGTGCGTGATATTCCGTGGACAGGGAACATTGATCGTATTCGCCTGGACCTGACGAACCAGCAGGATGCCAGCAACTTTATCGAATTCGACTGGATCGCCGTTGGCCGGCCAGCACCCGGCGCCAGTACGGCGGCTCTGCAGGATGTGCGCAGTACGCTGAGTAACGCGCTGACCGCCGAAGCGCAGGCACGCAGCACGCTGGCGGCGCAGATGCGTGGCTCCTATGATGGGAGCGATCTGGAGAAAGTCACCTCCGGGCTGCTGTACCAGGAAAAAAACGCGCGCGTTACCGCCATCTCGGCGGAAGTTAAGGCCAGAGAGTCCCTGCAGACGCAGTTTAACGACAACAAAGCTGCTGTTTCTGGTGAACTGAGTTCTCTGACGACAGAGCAGAACGCGCAGGCGAGCCGTATCGGTGGACTGGAAACCAGCCTCGGGAAAAAAGCCGATGCGGCCGCGCTGACGTCCCTGACGCAGAAAGTTGAGCAACAGGGCGCCACGCTGACATCGCAGGGCGCCGCGTTAACATCGCTCACTAACCGGGTTGGCCAGACGGAAACGGGCCTGGCTGGTACGAATGAGGCGCTGAGCGGGCTGCAGTCTGTTGTTACCCAGCATGGTGACAGGATAACCAGCCAGGGTCAGTCCATCACGAAACTGACGAGTGATTTGGGCACGACAAATGCCGCGCTGGCGAAGAAAGCCGAAGCGGCTGCGGTCACTGCCTTAACGCAGCAGGTAGAGCAAAACGGCCAGGATATTCGCAGCAATACTGACAGCATCACCAGCCTGTCGAATCAGCTGGTCAATGGCCAACCGAATCGCTGGTCCCGTCGACTCTATCCTGTGCAGCTGGCTACCGCCGGGACAGTCCCGTCATTCAGCGATGTTCGCGCCGTGGCGTCAACGGTCGTGGATGAGGTGGCCGACGCGGCCAAACTGGACTTTACATCCGCCGGCAGCTATCTGATCGCGCTGTATTCCTGCCAGGTGAAAGTGGCCGCAGATACCACCATCACACTGGCGCCCGGCGCCAGGGTTTTTGATGATACCGGCGCCATATTTGTGAATGGGGTTCAGGTCGCCTGGGGTAACGCCAGCTGGAATACCGTCAGTTTTGAACTGAAAGCCGGCTGGAACACCGTTGAGTTTCTGGTGAATCAGTGGACCGGCCAGGCGTATATCAACCTGGGTCTGAAGCTGTCAGACAAGGTTGCTGAGATGTACTCCGGTCTCGGGGTTTCCGCGCTGGCAAACGCAGCCGGCGTGCTCAGCTCGAATGTCAGCCAGATTGGCAACGATGTGGTCAGCAATTCGCAGAACATCACCCAGCTCCGGAATGCGCTGACGCAGACAGACGCGAACGTGGCCAGCAAAGCGGATCAGACGGCGATGAACTCGCTAACCGGACGAGTGGAGAAGACGGAGTCCGGGCTGACGGCGGCTAACGCCAACATTACCTCGCTGAAATCCGCTGTACGGGCCGGAAACGCATCAGGCGGGGATTTAATTCCCAACCCGACGTTTGACCCGGCGTATGACCAGATGGGGTTCAGCGTGGTAGCCACGACGGCTGAGGAGGTCCCGCCGGGCTGCCCGTATGGTTATGCGGCCCGAATTGCCAGCCGGGATCACCATCCTAACTTTGCTGCGTTCCCGGCCACGCTTAACGATGTGATTGAGATCAGCGCACTGGTTGCCTGCGGCGCCGGCACGGCGAATTTTAATCTGTATGTTGGCACCGCCGTTCGGCCAGATACGAGCACCGGTGCGCCACTCATGGCGGGGGGCGGGAAATCACCCTCCGTGACCTGGCAGAGAACCACCTGGCGCTTCAAGGTCACGCAGGCGATGGTGGACAGGGGTTATATCCGCCCGTTCCTGCAGATCTCGCAGAACAGCCCGTATGGCACCGTATGGTTCGTTACAGACTGGCATATGCGAAATGTGACAGCGGCGCAAAAGGTTCAGGATACTGCGGATGCCACGGCGGCGGCGGTTGACTCCCTGACCACCACCGTGACGCAACAGGGTAATCTGCTGACCTCGACCGGCAACCGGACAACTCAGCTGGAAAACGGGCTGGCAACCACCAATGCCGCAGTGGCCAAAAAGGCTGATGCGACAGCGGTGCAGAATTTGACCAATACCGTCACACAGCTGGGCAACGACCTGACGGCTGCGAACAGCGCCATCACGAAACTGACCGGAAATCTGGCGAATACCGATAAAGCGCTGGCGCAGAAAGCCGATGCGACAGCGCTGGCCACGCTCGACACGAAAGTGACGCAGCAGGGCAAAACGCTGGAGAGCCAGAGCAATTCGCTGACGAACCTGTCGAACAGCCTCTCGCAGGTCGCGGCAGATATCGATGCCAGCGGGCAGATACCGGGTAACCTGGTCGTGAATCCCTCGTTTGAACGCGGGCTGGATGGTTACGCCGGGCGGTCAACCGCGACCAATGTGGTGGAGGTTTCCGTTCCTCATAGCGGGACGCGGGCGCTGAAGGTTGATCCGGGGAATGTGACTCCGGGGCAATACATCCCGTTTGTTCAGGGGCGAACCTATGAAATCGGGGTGTGGGTCAAGGAACCCGGAGCGACGACGGATAATGGCGCGGGGAACAACAAGCTGCGGATCGGCAACTCTGCCGGCCAGCCGGTTTTTGAGCGTCCATACAACAGCGGTACGGTGGGGACAAACTGGACCCTGATTTCCGGTCGCTGGAAAGCGACGGAGACAGCCAGCCTGCCGGTGACGCTGAGTAACTATCTGATTAGCGGCAGCCGCTACTTCGATGACTTTTACGTCACTGACGTTACCGACCGGGTGGACATCGATGCCACCGCCGGCGCCGTTACCGGACTGACGAGCCGGGTCAGCACAGCGGAAGGGGCCATCACCTCACAAAGCCAGCAGCTGACGAACCTGCAGAACAGCCTGAACACGACCAACAGCAATGTGTCGAAGAAGGCCGATGCAACGGCACTGACTTCGGTCGATAACCGGGTGACAGAGGCGGAAGGGAAACTGACCACACAGAGCCAGCAGCTGACAAATCTGGCGAATGTGCTGACGGCCACCCGCAACGCCGGCGACAACCTGATCCCGAACTTTGATTTTCTGCAGGGCAGCACGGCCTGGGATATTCAGTATCCTGCCGGTGTGACCTTTGGCGATTTCGGGGACGGGAAAGCGGGGGTCCGACTGAACCGGACGACTAACACCAGTCCGGGGATCTTCTCCAACAACAACAAGCCGGTGCCGCTGAATGGCCAGCGCAAGTACCGGGTGGTGGTGAAGGCCAAAGGTGTTTCCGGCGCGATGAGTCTGCTGATCCGTCGCCAGAACAAAATCGGCCAGACGGACAGTACGTATGAGGATAAAACGGTCACGCTGACCACTGACTGGCAAACCATCACCTGGGAAACCGGATTGACGGCTGCCGGCGCGGACGGGCAGAACTTCAAACTTTATTCTCATCCTACAAACGGTGAAATCTGGCTCGATTCCGTCCGGGTGTTTGATATCACCGATGAAACCAACATTAAGGCGACCAGCGATGCTGTTTCGTCTCTGACCGGGACGGTGACGAACCAGGGGAACACCCTGACATCGCAGGGGCAATCCATCACGGCGCTGAATAACGCGCTGGAAGGGGTCAAAGGCGATGTGGCGAAGAAGGCTGATGCGTCGGCGGTCAGTTCACTGACCAACCGGGTTACCCAGACTGAAAAGGATATCCGTAGCCAGGCCGACAGCCTGACCAGCCTGAATACATCGCTGAAGCAGCAGGCGACACGGGGAGCCAACGTACTGCCGGACGGCAGTTTTGAATCCTATGCCGTCGGCGATGTTCTCAGTAATGCCCGCGCCGTTATCACCAGTGAAGCTGCGCACAGCGGGACCAAAAGCCTGCGTGTTACGCGCAGTACGGAGTACAACCCGAACGCGACGGATAATAACGATACCCATATCTTTTCAGGCATGCAGGTTCGCGATAACGCGGTCTATTACGTGGAGGCGTGGGTTAAGTTGCCGGCTGGCTCGACCGCCGATCCGACCGTTTATATGGTGCTCGGATTTTCCTTCCAGGATTCTGCCAATGGCTGGTCGTGGCCTGGCCTGAACGTAAAAGTCTCCGAGTTGTCGGTGGACAACTGGACAAAAGTCAGTGGCTATCTGACCAACAACCGAACCGCGTTGAAACAGGCAATGGTGAGGATCTCCATCCCGAACACACCAAAAGTTCGCCTGGGTGACGCCTTCCTGATTGATGATCTGATCATCACTGACGTGACCGATGCGAAAGCGGCGCTCGATGCCGCCGATGCGAATGCGCAGGCGCTTTCCAGTCTGTCCGCGTCAGTCACGCAGAACGGGAAAAATATTACGTCTCAGGGCAGCGCGATCACGAAACTGCAGTCAGATGTGACGCAACTAGGAAAGGATATCAGCGGCAAGGCCGATGCCAGCGCGCTGACGAATCTGACGACCCGCGTGACGGCTACCGAAGGCAGCCTGAGATCGCAGGGAGACAGCCTGACCAGCCTGCAGAACAGCCTGAACACGACCAACAGCAATGTGGCGAAGAAGGCTGATGCAACGGCGCTTCAGAGCCTGCAGAACACCGTTGAACAGCATGGCAGGGATCTGACCACGCAAAGCAGCGCGCTGACGAACCTGGAAAACAACTTTTCATCCCTGGCCGTGGGCGGGACCAACCTTATCCGCAATGCGAACACACTGGAGGGATGGAGCAGCCGCCACGCCACAGAGACCTATCTGGGCGACCGCGTGGCCTACACCCGGCTGGCGAAAGGTGCATCCGGTTATACCCAGCTGGATGAACAGACGCTGGACGTTACCGGGCGTACGGAATTTGTATTCAGTTTCTATGCGAAAGGGGCTTATGACGGGCAGGAGATGGCGAGTTATTTCTATAACCCGTCGAACACCACCACCACGGAAACCAGCCAGGGCGTTAAAGGCGGGGCCGGTGACGGCAAGGCGGTCACGAAACTGACCACCGCATGGGCGCGTTACTGGGTGAAATGGGTTATTCCTGCCACCAGTGGCACCAAACGGCTGATTGCCGCGCGTCTGGAAAGCGCGACGTCTGCCGACAAAGAAGTCTGGCTCTGCCGCCCTCAGCTGGAAACCGGGACCGTGATGACCGACTGGTCACCGAGTCCGGATGATGCGGCCAGCGGTATTACCGCGAACACATCGGCCATTAATAGCCTCACCAGTCGGGTGACGAACGCCGAGGGGCAACTGACCGCGCAGTCTCAGAGCATCACGAATCTGCAGAACAGCCTGAACACCACCAACAACAACGTGGCACAAAAGGCCAGCGCGCAGTCGGTGAGTGATCTCACCAGCCGGGTCACCAGTGCGGAAGGCAAAATCACCTCCCAGGGGCAGGCTATCACGAAGCTGCAGGGCGATTTGAGCAGCACCACCGATAAGGTCAACACCAAAGCGGATCAGACGGCGCTTAACGCGCTGACTGGCCGGGTGGAGAAAACCGAGGCAGGCCTCACGGCAGCCAACAGCAACATCGTCAGCCTGACGGCAGCGGTGAACGCCGGGAATGCTGCCGGGGATGATTACATTCCAAACCCGTCATTTGATCCGGCGTATGACCGCATGGGTTATGACGTGGTGGAGACCACCGCCGATGGTGTACCGGCTGACTGCCCGTTCAGGTATGCCGTCCGGCTGGCCGGGCGAGACCATGTGCCAAAAATCAACAACATCGCCGTGACGCCGGGCGACGTTTTCGAAATGTCTGCTCTGGTAGCGTGTGGTACCGGCAGCGCTGACTTTAACTTCTATATCGGTCGGGCCACCACCGCCACCGGTGGCATCGGAGCGAAAGCGTCCGGGGGTAACACCAGGACCACCACTGCGTGGAAACGAGCTACCTGGCGCTTTACGGTGCCATCCGATACCAGCTTGCTGCGGCCGTTTCTGCAGGTTAATCAGAGCAGCCCGTTCGGCACCGTCTGGTACGCTGCCGACTGGCATATGCGTAACGTGACGGCGGCGAACAGTGCGCAGAAAACCGCAGATGCGACTGCAAAAGCGGTGGATTCACTGACCACCACGGTTAGCCAGCAGGGCGATACGCTCAGCAGCATCGGCTCGCGTACCACCTCGCTGGAGAACAGCCTCCGGTCGACAAACGATACGGTGAGTAAAAAGGCTGACACGACAGCGGTGACGCAGCTGCAGGGCACGGTGAAGCAGCAGGGGAATGACATCGCGGCAGCTAACAGCGCGCTGACAAAACTCAGCAGCGATCTGGCCACGACGAATGCGAACGTGAACAAAAAAGCGGACGCAAGCGCGATGAACACCCTGCAGAACCAGGTCACGGAGCAGGGCAAAACACTCAGTGCGCAGGGGGATTCTCTGACGCAACTGAGTAACAGCCTGAGCCAGACGGCAGCGGATATTGACGCCAGCGGGAAAATGCCGGGCAACCTCATTGTCAACGGCAGTTTTGAGCGCGGCGCGGCGGGCTTTACCGGCTGGAGCAGTACCGCGACGGTGGCCGATTTACAGGTTCCGAACTCGGGTAACAAGGCGCTGAAAATGTCCGCCGGCCAGTCGAACCTGGTCGGACAGGAAATCAGTATCACCCAGGGTCGCACCTACCGCATGGGGGTATGGGCGAAGCAGGACCCGGGGACCACGATTAAAGATGCGGGTAACACGAAGTTTCGTGTGGCCGACAGCACTGGCCTGCTGGTCGGCTCAAACTACGGACCGTTTAGTTCTGGCTGGCAACTGGTAACGTTTGACTGGAAAGCCACGAAGACCACGACGGCCAGTTTCCAGCTGACGACCTCCCTCAGCGCGGGGGCAATGTATTTCGATGATTTCCATGTCCTCGATGTTACGGATGAAAAGGATATCGCAGCTAATGCCGGGGCCATTTCTCAGATGAATACCCGCGTCACCGCTGCTGAAGGGGCTATCACCACCCAGGCGCAGCAGCTGACGAAACTCAGCGGCGATCTGGCCGTCACGAATGCGGCGGTCAGTAAGAAGGCCGAGCAAAGCGCTGTCACCGGGTTGACCACCCGGATGACGTCTGCCGAGGGTAAACTGGATTCGCAGTCGCAGCAGCTCACCAGTCTGCAGAACAGCCTGACCACGATGAATACTGAGCTGGGTAAAAAGGCTGACACGTCCGCGGTGAGTTCACTGACCGGTCGCGTAAGCCAGGTGGAAAACACCATCACCAGCCAGTCGCAGAGCATCACGTCGCTGACCAGCACCATCAATACCATCCGCACTCAGGGAGCTAATCCGTGGGTTGACGGTACGTTTGAAAGCTACAGCGATGGCCAGGTGCTGGGCGGGAACGGCACAGCCGTTGTGGTGGCGTCTCAGAAATTCACCGGCGGTAAGAGCCTGAAGTTGAGACGGGATGAGAACAACAGCGGCAACAGTGATAAACAGCTTGGCACCTGGCAGTCAGTCCGTGAGGACGCGAAGTTCCGGTTTGAGTTCTGGGCCATGATGCCGGCGGATCAGGCGCCCTCCTCCGGGTGGACAACGCTGGTCGGTATCCAGTCGCAGAATGCTGCCGGGCAAAATGCGTGGCAGGCGGCGGTCACTGTCAGCGAAGCCTCTCTGGGCGCGCGCGATAAGTGGGTGAAATTCACGGGTATCGCCAGTAACAACGGGGCAGGCAGAACACGCGCGGTGGTCTGGATCTCCACTCGTGGCGCCACCGGCAACGGTACCCCTGGCTATTCACTGTATATCGACGATCTGGTCATCACGGATGTTACCGATGCGAAAGCGGCACAGGATGCCTCTGACGCGACGGCGAGCGCCGTGAGCGGCCTGACGGCGCGCGTAACGGATGCCGAAGGGAAAATCACTGCCCAGGCGCAGCAGCAGACAGCACTGGCCTCGAAAGTGGATAACGCCAACTCCCGCGTCGATAACATGGCGAAGACGCTGAGCGACAGCCAGAGCACACAGGCCAGCCTGAATACCTCGCTTCAGTCGCAGATTGACGCGCAGGCGGCCGCCAACATCAAAAACCAGACGACGCTGGACAACACGATTAAATCGGTGGCCAGTATCACCAGTACCCAGCAGACGCATGCAACGGCACTGGAGGCGCTGGCAACGCAGCAGACGACCCTGACATCCAGTGTCGGGGATCTCAGCGCTTCCGTTCAGAACACCGCCAAAACCGTGGCGGATGTGAATGGTACGGTGAGTTCGCTGTGGTCGATGAAGGTTGAGACGGTTAACGGGAAGAATGTTGGCGCGGGGATTACGCTGGGCAGCAATGGTGAAACGAGCGATATGATCCTCTACGCTGACCGCTTCTCGCTGTTTAACCGTAATAATGCGACGGCTGTTCCGGTGATGGTTGCCGAAGGCAATGAGCTGTATATCGATACGGCACGTATCAAAAACAGTTCCCTGACCTCTGCCAAAATCGCGGACGGTTCCATTACGAACGCGAAGATCGGTAACGAGATCCGCTCGAATAACTTTGTTGATGGCTCGCAAGGCTGGCGTATCGCCAAGGATGGCTCTTCGCAGTTCAATAACGTGATCGTCCGTGGCAGGGTTGAAGCGAATAGCGGCGTGTTCCGTGGCACTGTCCAGGCGGATTCGTTCATTGGTGACATTGCGGTGGCCAAAAGTTACGACAGCCTGACTTTCCGCCGCAACCAGACGGTACAGCGGAACGGTGCGTATCAGAACAGGGGGTATAGCATGACAGTGGTTCTGGCCTGCACCCTGGTGTGCCAGACCTATGGGACGGGCAGTGGCCTGGGGTATACCTCTGATATTACGTTCAACATTGGTGGGCAGGAGGTAACCCGCCGTATCTTCGTCGATGCCGGTAATATCACAGGCGGCACCACGGCCTTTGAATTGCGGTTTGCCGCGCGCCTGGATGCTGACTACAACAATGTCGGCTTCTTTATCAGAGCGTCAGGTCGTACTGCCGCGATTGATTACACCTGCACAGTCGAGAACATCACCGCAACCGCATTTCGGACGGACAGCAGTTCATTTAGCT